TACTTCCGAAAAGATTATTATGGAAACCACGATTGAACCCGTAGTTCAAATTCGAGATTGGTCTATTGATAGAATTCATCATCTTGCGGACACTGGAAATATTGAACAACAATTGAATGCTGTTGCAATTGCAGAAGAATTTGACGAATGGATTAATCTTCCTGAGGGAGATAATGAATTGGATTATCTTTGTCTTGAAAGAGAAGAGGGATTTGGTGATCAAGAAATTGATGTTCGGTAATCCAACCAATTGACAAATTCTAAATATTAGCATATTATGTTAGAACCCACCCAAATGGTGGGTTTTTCGTTATTAGTCCTTGAGTGACATTTAGAGCCGTGGAAAGTGCCCTTTGAAAAGAGGGTGTACCCCCTTTCTATACGGATGTAGAGTTCAATTAATTTTAATGCTTAACTACTTTACTGTAGCCGTTCCTCTTGTAGCGATGGTTACAACCACAACGGCAACACTGCCATTCTCTAGTTATAAACTGCAAGGTCCTCCTCCACCAGTAGAGAAACCTTATTCTATTATTAAAGAGTTTGAACCAGAGACGACAGCAATCCGCGAGGTTGCAATTCCAAAGACAAAAGAGAAAAGGCTAATTTGTAAAGGGTGTTCAGAATATGAACAACTTGCTGTGGATTATTTCCAAGAGCAAGGAATTAAAGACAGAAACGCCCTTGCTACTATCCTGGGCAATATTAAGCAGGAATCTATGTTCGTGCCTAATATTTGTGAAGGTGGTAGTAGGACCAGTTATCATAACTGCGGACGTGGTTATGGTCTGATCCAATGGACATCTGCCGATCGTTATTATGGATTGGGTGATTTCGCTAAGAAGTTTGGTGGTTCTCCATCAACACTTCCAACGCAACTTCGTTATCTTACGAATGAAGTTCAATGGAAACGAATCGAAGACCGAATGAAAACTCCTGGTAAGTCTATCGACCGTTACATGAACTATGCGTATAGTTGGATTGGTTGGGGCATTCATGGTGCCCGTACATCTTATGCACATGAATATGCTAACCGACTGATCACGGTAGAAGTTTGACAACTGAATAAATATGGGGGAGTGCTGCAGACCTCCCCTTATGCCTCATTTTAATTTTCAATTTGGTAAAAAGAAACCAGATAAAAAACAACTTATAATACTAAGTATTGTATTATCGACTCTTATTGCAGCACTCTCACAATGCACTGGAGTATCAGAAAATGGATTATGGGACTTATTGGATGAAGTTCAAAGAAAATATTTCCCGCAAACTATTCTTAACGAGATTTTTATTCAAGATCCTAACAAAGTAGAAAGAAGAGTTACAAGAGACGTTGATGCAGCAATCGCAGAGTATGAACGCTTGACAGGAGACGATGGAAAGGTTAGCATACCTTCACCACGATACTCAGAGAAACCACCAGATGGATCTTATGCCCAATCAGTTCTTGGAGGTGAAATGAGATTGTGTGCTCCCTGGGTTGACGACTGCCCCAAACAGTGATATTATTATCATATGGACTCCAGCAAGGTGCTTGCTCGGATATAAACAACTGACGCCTCCCTCCGCAGAAAGAGTAACCATCAGGTCAGTGTCCATCATGGGTAGGTGTCCGAGTGGTTAATGGAGGCGGACTGTAAATCCGCTGGCTCTGCCTACGGGGGTTCAAATCCCTCCCTGCCCACCTGGAGAGATGACCGAGTGGTTTAAGGTGCAGACCTGGAAAGTCTGTGTGGGGGTAACCTCACCAAGGGTTCAAATCCCTTTCTCTCCGCTTGACAATCCTGACTAGATATAGTATGATTGTCCAATGTTCCGATAGCTCAGTTGGATAGAGCATCTGCCTTCTAAGCAGTTGGTCGGGGGTTCAAGTCCCTCTCGGAACGCTTGACAATCAAACTAAAATAGTTTATGATTGTCTCATATGCGGGGTTAGTTCAGCGGTAGAACGCTATCCTTCCAAGTTAGATGTCGTCGGTTCGATTCCGATACCCCGCTCTGAATCTTCGGGTTCTTATTCCACAATAGCTCAGCGGTAGAGTCGGTGACTGTTAATCACTTGGTCCCTGGTTCGAATCCAGGTTGTGGAGTTGAAAGGATTGGAAATGTCCGATTCTTTCAAATTGAAAATGCTGGACAAACTTCGGAGGTAAAATCTCTAGAGTCTCCCAACCCATTTGGTGCGTTCCTGAAAACAGGAAGAATAAGGTTTGGTGTTTTCTCTTATCACCGTCCTCTAATACGGTGAAAATCGCAGAAAGTGTCTTCTGTAGGTGATTGGCACTAATCACCTTTCTACATTAAAATTTATAATGGATATAGCACATTTTAACGATTCTTTTCCTTTTATAGTAATAAAAAATTTATATGATGATTATGAATTAAATCTTATCTGGGAGGAATTGAATTTTCTGTGTTACTCACACAAATTTTTAGATTTAAATGAATCTGCTCCTGCAAGAAATTCTGATGATAAAATATTAAAAAGAAATAATTCTTTATTTTTGGATTCTACTTACACAGAAAGAAAATTATCTAATATTCTTTCTGTAAATAGAAAAATTTTTGATTACTATGATGAAATATTTCCAACTTCAGATTCTTGGTTTTTTAACACATTTAGATGTGAAAGAGATACTACTTTAATTTCATATTATGAAAATGGAGACTACTATGAACCACATCAAGACAATGCTATATCTACTTGTTTAACTTGGTTTTTTAAGTCACCAAAAAAGTTTCATGGTGGAAATTTGTCTTTAATACATAAAGGTCGTAAAATAGATATAGAAGTTGAAAATAATAAGTGCATAATATTTCCATCTAATATACTTCACTCAGTAGATAAAATAACTATGAATGATGAAGATTTAAATAAAAAACTTGGAAGATTCTGCATTACTCAATTTTTAATAAATTAATTTTTTTTTTTTTTTGGGCGATTAACTCAGCGGTAGAGTGGCTGCCTTACAAGCAGTAAGTCATTGGTTCGAATCCGATATTGCCCACTTACATAAATACTTGAAAAAGAGTATAATGGAAAATCTGTTTAAACTTTTAAGTGATGCTCAGTCATCGCTTTTTGTTTTATTTCATAAAACTTGGGCATTTCATTGGAATGTTGTAGGGAGTGATTTTACTCAACTTCATCAACTCTTTGGTGGTCAATATGAAACAATGTTTGAAGAGATTGATCGTCTCTCAGAGCACATGAGATACTTAAATGTAAAACCTCTTAGTTCTCTTTCGAGAATGCTTGAGGTTACGCAAATCAAAGAGGCATCAAGTTCTACTACAGCAAATAATATGCTTTCAGAACTTCTTGAAAATAATGAAAAGTTTTGTGATTTATTAAAGGAAATTTCTGATGAAGCAGAAGATCAGAAGTCATATGCTACTGCTAATTTGGTTCAAGATTTGATGGAATCGCACGGTAAGTTTATCTGGCAGTTAAGATCACATCTTCAATGAAAACATTTAATCAATTCAAACAAATTGCCTATAAAATGGCAAAACCACATAAAGTTTATAATAACAATAGAGTTACTAATGTTGGTGCTGGTAGAGCAATGGCAAAACGTTCCTCTTCAAGTGCTGGTGGGGATGGTGGAGATGGGGGAAATGGAGACTAAATAAAACAACTAAAACATTATGGGATAATGGAAAATTTAAATGTTCGTTGTAAAGTTTGCAACAGAGAAATAGAGGGACATCCAGTAAAAACTGTAACATGTGGATGTTCAAATATGACAACAATTCGCGGAGGAGTAATCTCTGCTGTTGATTTGTCTAAAATTATTATGCTCAATTCTTTAAATAATAAATCAAAAAAAGGTGTTCTTACGAATGAGGATATCGCTTGGCAAGAAGCAAGACGCCAACGTAAAATTAAAAAATTAGATTTTGAAGTTCGCTAAAACTTGACAAAGGTTCTAATTTTTTATATAATAAACAGAACTTAAACAAAATAAGTTCCACATAAGGAAAGGTGACCGAGTGGTTTAAGGTAGCAGTCTTGAAAACTGCCGAAGTGAAAGCTTCCGTGGGTTCGAATCCCACTCTTTCCGTTTAAGATATATTACAAATTTAATAATTACTTAATGAGTGTTACAGAATGAACACAAATTATTGACTTTGAAGTATTCGAAACTATTATATAGTAGTAATATGGGTCACTATTATGGACCAGCACACCTATGACAACTGGGTGAAGATCAAGGCAACTTTTGAATCTTCTGGTAATACTGACAATATGTTCTATAAGAGAGCAGTTGAAATTGTTAAAACCAAGAGAGATCCTCTTGCAAAGTTTCTTGGAGATGAGAAGTGATGGAACCACAAGATGAATTGGTAAGTCGTTCTGAAGTTCAGGAGATGATCGATGCTGCAATACGACGACACAACCGTAATGCTTCTATCATTAGTATGTGCATCGGTTGGGTGGTTCTTGCTTTATTTGCTGAGGGACTCCTCCGACTGGTAGGTGTTATTCCACCATTACTTCCATGGCTCAAAATCACTCTGAACTAATTTTTTTAGTTCCTTGGTTTGTTCTTTTAGTTATTTCTATATCAATGTTTGTGCAGGGATGGATGATCATGAATGCTCATCATGGGTATTCAAAAAATCCAAAAGTAAAACACCCAGAATTAAACGACGTTAAGGCAGGAGATCCTTTACTGGTGATTAGATTTACAGAAGAAGATTTACAACAATTGCAAGAAAGAATTCTTCAACAAAAGATGGAAGAACTTTTTGATGAACCATCTACTTACGAGGATGAGGAAGATGACTAAGCTCATATATACAACGATGACTATTTTTGGAGTCATTGGAATTTTTGTGATTTGGGGATTAAATCACGCATATCCACAATAGGAGTTAATTTATGAAGATTTTTTTAGATACTGCTGATGTTTCTTTAATTAAACCTGTATATGAAACAGGACTATTAGATGGGGTTACTACAAATCCTACTTTAATTCTCAAAAGCGGAAAACAATTGCAAGAAGTTATTCACGAAATTGTAACAAGTTTTCCAAGATTACAAAGTATTTCTGCAGAAGTTGTTGCAGATACTTCTGAAGAAATGCTTTCGCAAGCGGAAAAATATTACTCAATTGCACCTGGAGTCACAATTAAAGTCCCATGTACAGTAGAAGGACTTAAAGCTTGCAACTTTCTTTCCAATCAAGGAATTAAGACAAACGTAACTTTGGTATTTTCAGTTGCTCAAGCAATACTTGCATCCAAAGCAGGAGCAACATTTGTTTCACCATTTGTGGGTCGTTGGATGGATAATTCAATTGATGGGATTGAGTTAATTAAAAATATTCGTAAAGCATTTGATAATTCGTTTTCTCGAACAGAAATTCTAGCAGCATCTATTCGTGATGTAAGACAGGTAGAACAATCTGCTCTTAATGGTGCAGATGTAGTTACTATTCCACCAATTTTATTTTGGGGAATGTATAAGAACATTATGACTGATAAAGGTCTAGAACTCTTCCAAAAAGACTGGGAAGAAGTGTTGAATTCTGTAAATAAAAAGTGAAAAATATTGTAATCTTTGGTGCAACGGGAGACTTGTGCCGCAGAAAACTCATACCAGCACTTTATACTCTTCATAAGAAAAATCTTTTACCAAAGGGATTGAAGATTATTGGTGCTTCCAGAACCAATCACTCTAAAGAGAGTTGGGTGGAAGTATTGGGAAGTTATTCTCAAGAGTTTATTAAGAGACTTGAATATGTTCCTTGCGATTTGAGTGATTCCGAATCTCTTAAGTTACTAGATTCATCTGAAGATACAACTTATTTTCTTTCTGTTCCACCAGAAAGATATGCTGACGCTATTACAAACCTAAAAGAAGCAGGTAAGTTAGATGACGCAGAAAAATCAAGAGTCATTATTGAAAAACCTTTTGGCACCGATCTTCAATCTGCTAATTATCTACAATCTGTGGTGGCTGGATATCTACGCGAGAAACAAGTATATCGCATTGACCATTATCTCGGTAAAGATACTGTTAATAATATCCTTGCCACCCGCTTTAGCAATATATTATTGGAGCCACTTTGGAACAGGAATTTCGTAGAAGAAGTTCAGATCTTTGCAACTGAAACAATCGGTTGTGAAGGTCGTGCCCAATATTATGATACTGCTGGTGCCGTAAGAGATATGCTTCAGAATCATATGCTTCAGGTGCTTGCATTGATTGCAATGGAACCTCCTTGTAGGAATGATGCTAAAGAAATTCGCAGAGAGAAGGTTAAGGTTCTTGCTGCAACAAGGTTGGGTGATAATGTAGTTCTTGGTCAATATGATGGGTACAAAGGTGAAGACGGAGTAAATCCAGATTCACAGACTCCAACTTTTGTTGCGGGTGATTTGTATGTAGATAACTGGAGATGGAAGGGTGTTCCTTTCTACTTTATGACAGGTAAAAAGATGCCAGTTGGTTGTGTTGAAGTTGTGATTAAATTTAAAGCACCTCCACAACAACTCTTTGATGGTCACGAGTGCAATGACCGAATCGTAATGAGACTCCAACCAGACCCACATCTGGATATGCGTATTGACATTAAATCTCCTGGACTAAATGATATGGTAGAACCCGCAATTCTTCAGTATCATTATCCTGTAGAAAAAGCAATTGATGGTTATGTGAAACTCTTTTATGATGCAATCAACGAAGATCAATCACACTTTGTTCATGCGGATGAAGTGTTGGAGTCTTGGAGAATCGTTGATGATCTTTTATGCACAGGAGATTCTTGTCGCATTATGACATTACCATATCTTTATAATGAAGGTGTTTGGGGACCACTAACTAAAACAGAACTTATTACAAAGTGGGACTATCCACTCAAATTAAAATAGGAGTAAAAAATGAAAGTAGGATTAATTGGATTGGGACGAATGGGTGAAGGTATGTCTCGTCGTATGATGAAGGCAGGAATTGAAGTTTGGGGATATCGTAGAAATTATGAAAAAGCAAACGAAGCATTTGAAATGGGATATGTGGACGGAATTACAACTGATATTGAAAATCTTGTTAAAGTAGTAAAACAAAATAAACAAGGAAAATATCAACCAGGAATATTTCAAATGGTTGTTCCTGCAGAAACAGTAGAGGAGACAATCAATGAGTTACTACGATATTGTAGTGAAGGAGATATTATTATTGATCATGGCAATAGCAATTTTAAAGACAGTCGGAAGAGAGCAGAACGTCTTGCAAAGATGGGTATCCAATATATTGATTGTGGCACTAGCGGCGGTGTTTATGGTTTGGATCGTGGATACTGTCTTATGGTTGGCGGCGGAGATACTGCGGTCGCCACTTGTGCAAGGATTTTTAATTCACTCGCCCCAGGCATCTCAAGTGCCCCGAGAACTGACTTTGACTCGGATGTAACTTCTGCTGAGTATGGTTGGTTGCACTGTGGTGGTCCAGGTGCAGGGCACTTTGTAAAGATGGTGCATAACGGTATTGAGTATGGTATTATGCAAGCGTATGCCGAAGGATTTAATATTATTAAGAACGCTAATGCAGGTGCCCAGTATGTTAAAGAAGGAGACGCAGAGGTTGCCCCTATGGCGGATCCAGAGAGTTACTGCTATGATATTGACGTTGCTGAGGTGGCTGAGTTATGGCGTCGCGGTAGCGTTGTTGGTAGCTGGTTACTCGATCTTACTGCTGATGTGTTACGCCGCGATCCAGACCTTAAACAGTTCTCTGGAGGTGTATCCGACAGCGGTGAGGGTCGCTGGACGGTTACTGCCGCTGTGGATCTGGGGGTTCCCGCTCCTGTCATCACCACTGCGCTCTATGAAAGATTTAATTCACGCAGTCTTGGCGCTTTCGCGTCCAAGGTTCTAAATGGTATGCGTTATATGTTTGGGGGTCATCATGTTAGGTAAAGCACTTTTGTTTATTGCAATTCCTTTTGTATTAACGACATTGTATTTTGGGACTCGTGGAGGTTATTATGATTCTGATGATTATCACGGGAATGGGACAGCACACTAGTATTGACAACTATCATACATAATGATATGATATTTTTATCGGCTGGGGAACGAAAATGTTTCATCTAGTAGAGACACTTGCCGCAAATCAGTTTTTCTTATTTCTTTGTGGGTGTGGCTTGACAATCGTTCCCTTTGCTGGTATTATGATCATACACAGAAACAAGTAACGGGGTGTAGCGCAGCTTGGTAGCGCGGTTGCTTTGGGAGCAATAGGTCGCAGGTTCGAATCCTGTCACCCCGACTCATAAAACTTTACTTTATGAAAATGAATTCAGAACTTTCGGATCTCCAAAAATTTACAGTAGAAGAATTTCAAGCAAATTTTGATAATCTAATGAATAGAGTAGAAAACGGAGAGTCATTAATTATAACTAGCGAGCACGGAAATGCAATTATGGTTCCATATAAAGAAGTAATAGAAATATTGAACGATTCTAATGTGGATGAAGATGTGATACGAATATACACAGACCACGAAGAAGCATCTTGACAAAGCGTTCCAGGTTCGCTAAATTAAACCTGGATCACGGGGGTATAGCTTAATGGTTAGAGCGGCCTGCTTATAACGGGTTAGTCTGGGTTCAACTCCCAGTATCCCTATTGCTCCTTTAGCAATCTGGTGAATGCAGCGAACTCATAATTCGCCTGAGGCGTGTTCGATCCACGCAAGGAGCATGGACACTTATTAAAGCGTCCTACTTGACTATCATCTTTTATTCCAATATAATACTAAGGTCAACATTAAAAACAATGACTCTTACTACAAAATTCAAGAAAGACGTTCAAACCCTCCGTGGTGCAGCAAATGGTGATTTCTACCTTGATGTAAAGAATCCGAAACTTTATAAAAAGGTTCGCCGCTTCTACGAAAACGAAGGTGTAGTATTTTCTGGTGATCCTCTTGATGATTATGAGATGCTCATGGAATATGTTCTTGCTGATCTTGAATCAGTTGAAGTAGCATAAAGTAAAACTTTTTATATTATTAAATAGTCTCGGAGTAGACTATAAACTCTGCCCTGGTCGGGAGCAAACCCCTTTATGTCAAAGTCTAGTGTCTTAAGGTACATTGGTAATGTTCTTCTCATTCTTGGTTACCAAATCATGTTGTGGGGAGACTTTAAATATGGGTTAGTGGTAAAGTTTATTGGTGGCACTTTAACTATACCATTTGCAATTAAACTAAGACTCTATGATGTTTTAGTTTTATGCGTATTCTTCTCTGTGAATGAATTAGCAAAATTAGCCCAACTTTTCCTAGTTTCGTAAAATTAGGTGGTGGAGTCAATTGACCCTCATTTGGTTTCTTGCTTTCTCCATAAAAAAGCAAGTGGTGCGGATGGGACTCTCTCCCGCCTGGTTTCCAATTTCCAGACAAAGAATTGGTGGCGAGCCTGAATAACGTAAGATGGGTTGCATAAACCCATCTTTTTTTGTATAATACATACTAAAGGATTTTTGTTGTTTATGGGACAATATGTAAAGAAAGCACTTGTTCTGGGTGCTGGTGGTTTCATTGGAAGTCACATGGTAAAAAGACTGCGAGAAGAGGGATATTGGGTTCGTGGCGTAGATCTTAAATATCCAGAATACTCTGATACAGAAGCAAATGAATTTGTTATTGGAGATCTGCGAGATGTGACCTTTGTAGAACGAGTCATTCAATACAAAGGTGATAGAGGAAACTTTTATAATTTTGTTCCCTCACGATATCTTCAAGCATTTGATGAGATTTATCAGTTTGCCGCTGATATGGGTGGAGCAGGTTTTGTTTTCACTGGTGAGAATGATGCAGACATCATGCATAACTCAGTTTCGATTAATTTGAATGTTCTTGAGTCGGTAAGAAAGTTTAATGATTTTCTTGGTAAGAATGTAACCAAGATATTCTATTCTGGTTCTGCTTGCATGTATCCTGAGCATAATCAACTTGATCCTGACAATCCTGATTGTCGTGAAGAGTCTGCGTATCCTGCAAATCCTGATAGTGAATATGGATGGGAAAAACTTTTTTCAGAGAGACTGTATTTTGCCTATCATCGCAATTATGGTATTCCAGTTAGGGTTGCTCGTTACCACAATATTTTCGGTCCCGAAGGAACCTGGGAAGGTGGAAGAGAGAAAGCACCAGCGGCAATTTGTCGTAAAGTTGCAGAAATTGAAGGAATTGAAGGAGTAATTGATGTGTGGGGAGATGGTAAGCAAACTCGTTCATTCCTTTATATTGATGAATGTATTGAAGCAACTCGTAGAATGATGGATAGTAACTTTATTGGACCAGTTAATATTGGTTCGGAAGAAATGGTAACTATCAATCAACTTGTATCTACTGCTGCGAAAGTTGCTGGAAAAACTATTCAAACAAACCATATCGATGGACCTTTGGGTGTTCGTGGTCGTAACTCCAACAATGATTTGATTCGTAAAGAACTGGGATGGGATTATAGCATGACGTTAGAAGAAGGTATTGAAAAAACGTATAATTGGATCAACTCCCAATTAAAAAAATAAATATAATTCAATACTAAAGAATATATGAAAATTATAATTCCAATGTCTGGTATGAGCAGCAGATTTTCTGCTGCTGGATATACTGAACCCAAATACTTAATTGAAGTGGATGGGAAAACTGTAATAGAGCATATTGTAGATCTGTTTCCAAAAGACTCTGAATTTATTTTTATAGTAAATGATATTCATTCTAAAACTACAGATATTCAAGAAGTTTTGAATGATCTAGTTGAAAATAAAATTATCCTGAGCATACCATCACACAAGTTGGGTCCAGTCTATACAGTATCAAACATTTTTGATATGATCGAAGACGATGAGCAAGTAATAATAAATTATTGCGATTTTTCAATGTATTGGAATTATGATGAATTTGAGAACTTTGTAAATGAAACTCAGTGTGATGGAGCAGTAGTTTGCTACACAGGATTCCACCCCCATATGCTCGGTAGCGATAATTATGCATTTTGTAAGGTAGAAGATAATAATAAAATATTAGAAATTAGGGAAAAGCAACCATTCACAGACAATAAAATGTCTGAATTTGCATCTACGGGAACGTATTACTTTAAAAAGGGATCCTACGTAAAAAAATACTTTAAGCAATTAATTGATGAAGATGTTAATATTAACGGTGAATATTATGTGAGTTTAATTTATAATTTACTTAATAAAGATGGATTAAAATCTTTTGTTTTTGAAGTTCCTCATATGCTGCAATGGGGAACTCCTTCAGATTTGGATTTCTACAGAAAATGGTCTTCATATAATATTAAAGCATTATTCCAAATACCAAGTGCTGTTTTACTTGATTCTGTTACCATACTTCCTATGGCTGGTGCTGGGAGTAGATTTAAGTCTGAAGGATATGATTTGCCAAAACCATTTATTCCTATTAATGGAAAGAGAATGGTAGATCAAGCAGTAAAATGCCTGCCGAGAACAGATAAAGTTATATACGGATGCTTAAAAGATCATCAAGAGTTTATTGATTTAAATGGAGAAATAGTCTGGATTGATGAAATACTTCAAGGCCAAGCTTGCACTTGTGAAAAGATTTTAGAAAATGTAGATCCTAAACTATCAGTTTTAATTTCCGCTTGCGATAATGGTGTATTTTACGATCCATATGAATTTGTTGATTTGGTAAATGATGAATCTAATGATATTATAGTTTGGAGTTATACCAAAAATTATGCCAGTAAATATAATCCAAATATGTATTCTTGGTTAGATATTGATGATGATAATAATATTACAAAAGTAAATGTCAAAGAATTTAATGGAGATGATCCATTAAAAGGAAATGCAATTGTTGGTACAATGTTTTTCAAAAACAAAGAAAAATTTATTGAACCATTAAAACATCTTTACTCTAAAAATATTACAACGAATGGTGAATATTATGTAGATAATCTTATTAATTCTGCTATTGAAATTGGATATAAAGTAAAGAATTTTACTGTAGATGAATATATTTGTTGGGGAACACCTAATGATTTAAAGACTTACGAATATTGGCAGAAATTTTTTAATAAAGTTGATTGGCATCCCTATTCATATGAACAAGACTATTTTACCAATTGAATATTGGAATTCTGGAAAAACAAGATTAATTGCACCAAAAGATGAAAATGGTAGAGACATAGAAGTTGCTTATTTCTTTACTTGCCAATTTATTGGTCTTTCCAAACATTACCCTCAACCATTAATCTATTCGCACCAGACGCAAAGATTGATTCTCCCTACAAAAGAAATGTTTATGTCTTTGGGTAGGGGGACTGTGTATGAAGATGCAATGGAATATGAAGTAGAACTTCCTTTTCAATTTAAGAATTTCTGTTCCATTCCCGTATTTTACTTTGTGTATAATATGGCAAATTATTATCACTTCATATATGATACGTTGCCATATTTGTATTCATACTTTAATGAAAAGCAAATACATCCAGACCTAAAACTTCTTGTAAGTCCTCCAGAAGGAAAAGATGACCTTTATCCATTTGTATGGGAATGTTTAGAACTTCTAGGTATTTGCAAAAAGGATATTATATTCTTAAATCCAGAGACTCTTTATAATACTGTTGTAGTAGGATCTTCCTTGACTCATAATGGACTTTCAAATACTCCGCCACATTCTGGTGTATTTGACATAATTAACCGCATTAAAGGTGAATATCAGGGTCCAGAGAAGATTTATGTCTCTCGTCGCACCTGGTTACACAATAACTTTGATAATATCGGAACCAATTATACTGAACGTCGTCGTTGTGTAAATGAAGACGAAGTAGCAGAACTTTTCAAGTCTTATGGATATGAAGAAGTGTTTTGTGAAAATATGACAATGAAAGAAAAGATTGGTCTATTTAAATCTGCTAAGTATGTTGCTGGACCAATTGGTGGTGGTATGTGCAATGTAATCTTCTCACCACCAGAAACAAAAGTGATTTCTATTAATAGTCCTTTGTTCTTTGATGTTAATACACGATTCGAATATTCAATGTCACATACTCAACTTCATCATTTTAATGATACTGAGTTTGTAGAAAAAGTAGAAGAAAGTGTAGAGAGCGATAGTGCTCTTTCTATCTCTGGTGGTCTAAACTCTCCTTGGAAAGTAAATCTAAATACCCTAGAAACTTTTATTAAAGATGTCTGAAATACTAGAACTAGCAAGAGAAATAAGTGATTACACTATCTGTGGTGAGGGTAATGTCTCTGTAAGAGTTGATGAAAACTCATTTTTAATCAAAGCAAGTGGAACAAGTCTCCATACTTTATCAGATGAGGACCTGACTTTATGTAATACAAATGGTGCCCAAATAGAATTACTTCATAAAAAACCAAGTATTGAGACTTCATTTCACGCTTGGATTATGAAAACCTTTCCAAATATTAATTTTATTGCACATACTCATCCACCACATACTACAAAAATTCTTTGCTCTGAACCAAGCATTCTTTATGACTTTGCAGAGAATCGTTGGTTCCCCGATCAAATTGTTAGAAATGGAATTAAATCTTGTGTAGTTCCTTATGCTCCTCCTGGTGAAGCAATTTTGAGATTGGTTGAAAAACACGTCTCTAAATTCGTAGATACAGAAGGATATTTTCCTAAGTTGATTCTGTTACAGAATCATGGTATAATCACAGCATCTGCATCTAAAAAAGATTGTGCAGCTTCTACTTTAATGTGTGAAAAATCTGCTGATATTTTTATTGGCGCAAAACTTTTGGGTGGAGTTAAGTTTTTAACAAAAAAAGAAGTTGCCGATGTTGACGCTTGCCCAAATGAAAATTATCGGAGAAATATGTATCAATGAAAGTCATTTATGTTGATATTGATGAAACCATTTGTCATCGGGAAACTTCTGTTGATTTTGGAATAACTCACGACTACACAAAAGCAAAACCAATAGTAGAAAATATAGAAAAAATTAATAAACTTTATGATGAGGGTCATACCATTGTTTATTGGACTGCTCGTGGTAGTAGGAAACAAATTGATTGGTGGGAATTAACCGAAAAGCAACTCAATGAATGGGGGGCAAAATATCATGAATTAAGAACAGATAAACCTTTTTATGATCTGTTTATTGAAGATAAAGCATTGAGGATTGAAGAATTATGATAATTATTTCTCATCGTGGTAATATTCGGGGACCAGTTCCCGATAAAGAAAATCGTCCAAGTTACATCGATTGTGCTATTGGAAATGGATATCATGTAGAAATTGATGTCCGTTCAATAGATGATGAGTTGTGGTTGGGACATGATGAACCACAATATAAAGTTGATCATAATTGGTTAGATAAGCGTAGGCACTATTTGTGGTTGCACTGTAAAAATCTTGAAGCAGCAAAAGAGTGTTGGTCATACCATTCTTTTTGTCATACAGGAGATCCTTTTACTTATACTTCAACTGGAAAGATTTGGTTGCATGACATTTCAATGAAAATAGATCAAAATGTAATTATACCTTTAATTGATAAAAATGATATTATTGGATTGACTGATACTACATTTTTTGATATGGCTTATGGAGTTTGCACTGATTATCCTTCTTACGTATGAAAGATATATTTTTTATTGGTTATGACGCTATTGGAGATTATATTTCTAATAATGGAATGATTAGGTTTCTTTTAGAAAAATATAAGAGAGTATTTGTAGTAACCGATCTTTGTCCATTTTTTATTCAATCTTTATTTCACGATAATAAAAATGTTATTCCCATCGGGTTTATAGAGTATTATGATAAATGTTTAACAAAAGAATCATTTGATATCATCGATACTAGAGTTGGAGAACTTTATTATCACGATGGAAATTATAATGGAAGTTATTTTAATAAACTTAGGAAGATAGGAACAGCACTTAATATAGATATTGGCGAACAAGAAATACCAGACAACGCATCCCAGTTTTATGTTCATATGGGACTTCCTCGTTCAATGAGAACTGATAATTTTTATTTTGAACGATTGGTTGATGATGAAAATAACTTGTTTGAATCATTAAAACTCGAATCCGATTATGCTGCTATTTGCGATTATGATTCATTCCTTATAAACAAAAAATATATCAATATCAACTCTATTGTAAATTTGCATAGATTATCTTCAAATTTTGTAGATACAATTAAAGTTATTGAAAATGCAAAAGAAGTTCATTTGATTGAAAATTCTGTTGCTCTTTTTGTTTATCATTTACAATCTAAGAATTTGATGAAGAATGTTGAAGTCAATCTTCATGCATATGCAAGGACCGAATGGCATAGAAAGTGTGATGGTCCAGACTGTAATAATCAATATCTAAATATGTTGTTAAAACCAAAACTAGATAACTGGAATGTTATTTGGTATGAAAATTAATTCATTAAATTTTTTATGTTTGTAATTCCTTGTAAATACGATTCTCGTTCTCCAATATTAGACTCTATAAAATCTATAACAGAAATTCATCCAACAGAAAAAATTATTTTGGTTGATTCTGGATCTGAAGATAAGTCTTATTATAAAGATATAGAAGAATATAATAACGTAGAAATATTAGATGTATCAAATCCATATAGATTAATTGGAGCATTAAAACATGCACATAGAAAATATCCTAATGAGGGGTATTATGTTTTAATGCACGATTCAGTATCACTCAAAAAATCTATTCAAAATTTTATTGATTCTTTGGATAGAATTAAAGTTTTCATGCACTTTACTTCTCCTTTGAATACTTTAGATTCAAATATTAGAGGAGAATATATTCAATGGATGAACGATATTTTTGAAAAAATTGATTATACCAATGATATTAATGGATATTTTTCTAATGATTTTTCTGGAATATTTGGAACAATGGGAATATATTCAAATGATTTTGTAAAACTTTTAGATAATAAAAAAGTATTAGAAAACGTAAAAGCAGAAACATTTAATCATGGGCAATTTTCTGAAAGAGTAATTGGATATATTTGTAAGTGTGAAGGTATTAATATTTCCGATAGTATTGATGGCGATGCATTAATGAAATGGAATGATATACAAACAGACAATTTAGAGTATATGAGAAAGAGGTTTTTATCAAGATGAAAAGAATTTTAAATTTAGTTCTTGCCTGTAAAGAAGGTCATTATGGTCCTATAGATACTGCTGCTAAAGAAACTTGGGCTATTAGATCTCCAGATAATATTAAAACAATTTTTATGTATGGTGGGGGAAAAAGTATTTTTTGGGATGAAAATGATTCTTTTTATGTTAATAGAAGAGAGTCTCTAGATATTTGCCCTTATAAAACTCTTTCTGCCTATGAAACATTTTTGGAATCTGATTTTGATTATATTTTTAGATGCAATTCCACAGGATATTTTGATCTGAATCTCCTAAGTGAATTTGTAGAAGATAAACCTTTAGAGAAATTTTATTGTGGATGTCAAGGAGAATTGAATGGAATTGATTTCGCTTCTGGTAGCGGATATTTTCTTTCAAAGGACTTAGTAACAGAAATTGTTAAAAACAAAGAGTTATTGTATAATTATGGAATGCCAGGTTGGTGTGATGATGTAATGATAGGTAAATTTGTAACCCAAGTTTTGGGAGTGCAAATTGATCCTTCAGCAAAACGAATTGATCTAGATCCAGGAGATATATCTGATGATTTGGATATGTCTTATTATCATTACAGAATCCTAAACAAAGGAGACGCAAATTCCATATATCGTATCCACGAATTAAAATGCAAAAACCAATAGCAATATTTTCCAGCGACAGTAATCCAGATTACTCAGAGTTTTCTCCCTTAGTTTCCGAAATGTGGGAAACTTTGGGATTTGAACCATTTTACGCACAGATAGGAACGGATCAGTTCCCACTTATTCCTGGAGTGGAATCTTCTTTACAATCTCAAATTGTCAGACTGTATGCAGCAAAATTATTTCCAGATAGAGTAGTTCTGACTACAGATATTGATATGCTTCCATTTGATCAAAATTATTATTGGTCAAAACTTCCAAAGTCTGATAACCAGATTGTAATATATTCTTCTGATGCACACGAAGGTAAGAGATATCCAATGTGCTATCTTTCTGCATATGGGAAAGTTCTTTCTTCTATTGCATTAGAAAATGAAAATGAGACTTGGGAAGAGTTTGTTTTGCGTCTTAATTCTTTGGGATTAGGATGGAATACTGATGAATTATACATTACTGAAAGAATTGATAATTGTTCTTTTGATAAAGTAAAGTATAATAGAGAATGGGAATACGGAATGGCAAAAAATAGACTCGATAGAGTTTATTGGACAATGAGAGACATATCTTATATTGATGCACATTGCCCTAGACCATATTCAAAACACAAAGAAGAAATTGATCAACTGAAATCTTTAATTAAATTAAATTACATGAACATTCAACCTTTTATTTTTAACTGGAATAAGCAATTTGATAAGACTTGTGCAATCGAAGATTCTCTTTCTAAGATCTTTGATAAAGTGACTGTAATCAATAGTGATGATAATAATACTAGAGATGGTTGGATTGATCTTGGTGATGATGCCTATTTCAGTGATCAATTCAGAAAAGCACTTGAATTATTTGATGGTGATATCTTGATGCACGTTCAAGGTGATGTCACTTATGATAATTGGGAAAAACTTGTAGAAGATGCAAGGACATATTTTGATTATTACGATGCTGGAATTTATGCTCCTAATGTAGATTATAGTTGGTATTCTTCTGAAAATACAGATATTGATTCAATTCAAGCAGATCACGAAAATATAAAAATGGTTGCTTGCACCGATGAAACTGTATGGTTTATTCGTAAGGAAATCATTCAGGAAATGACTAATCGGAATGTAGATTTTTCGAATAACAAGATGGGTTGGGGTTGGGATCTGGTTCTTTCTTCTATCTGTTTTGTTAATGGTCGTCCAGTAATTCGTGATTATAATCATACTATCGATCATCCACCAGGAACAAATTATAATAAAGATGTTGCTGGAAAGGAAATGCAGGAAGTTTGGAGAACTCTCGATGATGAATTAAAGACCGCATTTGCCCTTATTAAAGGCAGCAAATACGACAGAGAAAAACTGGCTGGGTATTTTCAATAATGGCAAAGATTATATCAATTAGCGTTTGGGGAAATAATCCATCTTATTCTATTGGAGCAATTAAAAATGCTCAAATAGCACAAGAATTATTTCCCGATTGGATTTGTAGGATCTTTGTTGATGGGACAGTTCCAACACATTACGTTGAAGATATGTTGAAATTGTCCAATGTTGAATTGGCACAAGTTGAAGATGAATCTATATTTGGGGCATTTTGGAGATTTTACTCTATGTTTCAAAGTGATGATGATATTGTGTTATCTAGAGACAGTGACTCTAGAATTTCTGAAAGGGAAGTTAGATGCGTAAATGAGTGGATAGAGAGCGACAAAAAGTTTTCTATTATCAGAGATCATTACCCACATTATGATTGGCCAATGCTTGCTGGTATGTGGGGAATGAAAGGTAAGATGGAGGATAGTATTCTTTCCACAATGGAAAATTATGCAAAGTATCATTTTTATACCTCGGATCAAATTTTCTTAAAAGATGTTGTATGGAAAGATGCTGAAAAAGATTCTATGATTCATGGATTTCTAGAAGTAGATTGGATGATGGAAACTAGAGATAAAATGAATTTTATTGGTCAGGGATATAATGAAAATGACGAACCACTTTATAGTGGAGAAAAAACAGGAGAAAGAATAAGATGAATGATTTTTTGAGTGGTTTTAATTTTGCTAGACAATCTGATGTTGTTTTCTCTGAAACCGTTCCCGAAAATGGAACTCATAAAACTTATATAAATGAAAACTTTGAATTGGATGATGAAAACATTCTTTTTTGTAAAATTGATCTAGTCCCTTTACTCTTTGATACTCTTGGAGATGAAGATGAAATCAAAGATATTAAACTCATAACACATGAAGGTGATTATGCAGTAGATGAAAAATTATTCTCTAATAAACCAAAATGTATTTCTAAATGGTATGCACAAAATGCGGATTATAATCACTCAGATTTGATTCCAATTCCAATTGGACTTGCTAATGATTATTGTCCAATAACTTTAAAAATTGATAATTTAACAAGAGAAGGTAATCCAGAAAAACTTCTTTATGTAAATCATAGAGTTGAAACTTATCCAAAAGATAGAAAGTGGGTCTATGATTATTTTGAGACTAATGATTGGTGCTCTGTTGATCAACCAAATCTGTCATTGGAAGAATATAAAGTACAATTAGATAATCATAAATTTATTCTATGCCCAAGAGGAAATGGTATCGATACCCATCGTTTGTGGGAATCCATGTATCATGGTATAATTCCAATTGTTGAGAATAACATTTATTGTAAATGTTTATCGGATCTTCCTGTGGTTATAGTTGAATCATTTAAAGAAGTAAATGAAAAGTTTTTGAATAACAAACTTGAAGAATTTTCTGATAAAACTTTTAATATGGATAAACTTAAAGTTAGTTGGTGGATTGAATCTATTAGGAATAATACTCTATGAAAAGTTTGGTAACTGGAGGAGCAGGATTTATTGGATCAAATCTTGTAGATAAATTGATTGATATCGGTCATGAAGTCATTGTTATTGACAATGAATTCTCGGAAGCTCATGATCAGTTTTATTGGAATGATAAAGCACAAAACTATAAGTATGATATCCGCGACTATAAAAATACACGCCCACTTTATGATG